CACATTATTGATAACAAATGGTTTTCTCTTGAGGAGCATTTTGGTGCGTAAAGAACTAGACGAAAAATTGTGTGAGAAATATCCATTGATATTTAAAGATCGTCATGAGAACATGCAGAACACAGCCATGTGCTGGGGATTCGAATGTGGTGATGGTTGGTATAATATCATTGATACTCTCTGCGGTTTGTTGTACTCTGACTATCGTCATGCGAAAGGTCAATACGATTACCTTGCTGAAAAACTTGGTAAACCACGCTATGGTTTTAAATCTGATGGAACACCATCGGGTGAAATTGTCACTCAAGAAATGATTGATGAGAAGAAAACCAATCTCGATGAAGCTGAGAAGCGTGTTCCTGTCGCTGTTCAAGTAAAAGAAAAGTTTGGTGGGCTGCGATTCTATGTACATGCTGCTACTGATAAACACCACAGCTACATTAGTTTTGCCGAGTCAATGAGTTATCGTACTTGTGAAGAGTGCGGTGCTCCTGGACAAACCTATACTGATGGTTGGCATACAACTCTGTGTGATATTCATGCAGCAATGAATGGTCGCGAACAACAATATGAATACGAGGAGAATGAAGATGCTTTGGAGTAAAGATGACTTACCTAAAATTTTCAGTCGTATTGATGATTTAATTACTGGCTCAGGATTTAAATCCTACAAAGAACCAGCACCTGAGTATACTCTTAGTCCACGATGGACAGATGAAAATCGCATCGATCATGGATACCAACTTATTGAAGGTGAGTGGTGTAAACTTACCCCTGTCGCAGACTACTGGTCTGTTGTAAAAAAAGATATTGAAAGAATGATGGACGAAAAGTCCAAACTGAGCAAAGAACTTAGTCTAGCCAAGCGTAGAATCTACGAAATGGAATATGGTCTAAGAGTTGCAGAGAAAGCATTAATCAACTCTCAAAAACTTTTACAGGAAAACATTGACAATGTCGATTGATTATAGAAAGGTACCAGCTTTGTTAAGATCACCAGTTAAAACAGAAGATAACATTCAAATAATCAGAACACGAGAATTCGTTGAGGGATATGTGTTGAAATCCAAGTGGGAAACCTTTGGACCAAACTCTCCAATGCTTGTTTCTGATTCTCAGACCGAGCAGGGTGAGGACACATATATTAAAGTAAAGGTGGTGAAGTGTGATTAAAAACATCAAAGTCAATGAGAATTATGCACTGTCATTGAACCACAAATACGATAAGAAAATGGATCTTCACCATATCAATATCAAACGATTGTCTGATGATGAACATCCAATCAATGATGTAGATTTCTTTTTAGAAACAGAGAAGTTTGTGCAATTTTGTGAATTTTTTAAAAATATAGGATAAATTATGTTTACAGTTACAAGTGATAGTCCAATTTGTGCAATCTCACTGGCGAATGCTTCTTCTTCCGATGGCGCAGCAGAGTTAGTTAAAGACCCAGAGTTTGCTCAATACCTCCGCGAATATTTGACGGAAGCAAAGATTGCCATAACCTTTACTAAAAAAGATGGAACATCTCGTCGTCTATTGTGTACAAAGATGAGCGATGTTATTCCTACCGACAAGCAACCAAAGGGTGCTGGTAAAACACCAACTGGTGATGTCGTTGCTGCCTTTGATCTGGAGAAGCAAGAGTGGCGTTCTTTTAACACCTCTAACATTACTCGTATTGAATGGAAAGTCTAACATGACACAAAGTATTTCTAGCCCAACCGATCGTGCCAAAATCAAAAAGATGCTTGGTGAAATCTCAGGTTCAATGACACGCATGGAAGCAGAGCGTGATTTGATTCGCGAGACAATTAAGACTATGTCTGATGAGTTTCAACTTCCAAAGAAAACTCTAAATCGTATGGCTAAAGTATACCACAAGCAAAACTACACACAAGAAGTAGCGGAGCATGAAGAGTTTGAAGATTTGTATCAACTGATTGTTCAGGAGAAAGCATAATGGCTAATGGAATAAAAGTATTTTTCATTGCTTTCATTGTTGTGCTACTAATAATTGGTAGCCCGATACTAACAATCTGGTCATTAAATACTTTGTTCCCTTCTCTTGCAATTCCAACAAATTTGGATACATGGCTGGCAACAATCGTTTTAAGTGCAATTTTGTCTGGTGGATTACTTGGAACATCGAGTAAAAACTAATGCTTGACATTAATTCAATGATAGGGTATAATTATTCTATTATTGAGGAGAAATCTTATGGCTACATCAGCTAAAAACAAGCAAATCGTTGCAAAGGCAGAACGCATGGTAAAGGGTTCTGAGGTAACACTCAGTCCCGATACCTATCAGCGAGATCTATTGATGGCATTGAATTACTACAACGCCAATCATGATGACAAAGAAAAGAAAAAGTGGTTGTTACACTACATCAACAAAACTGACAAGAAACTTGCGATTCAATTGAATAAACTTGATGAGAGTTTGTTTCGTCACGCAGGTATCCTTGCTCGTCTAATTGAAACAGGTTCTGTTCTCGAAGATAAAGAAAGCAACTATCTGTCAAATAAACTTGAAGAACTCAAAAACGCTATACCTAAACCATTAGTTGTTGCCGAGAAAAAAGCTGAGCCAAGTTCTAACACAATTCAAGAGCGCATGCTTGAGAAAGCACGAGAAATGGCTGGCGAGTTTGAGGGTATGATTGATGAGTTTATCAAACAAGATAAAACATTCGATCCTGCGAAAACACTACAACAGTATCAAATTAGTGGTCCAGTTGCGAAACTGATTGCTCCATTGTTTGATAAAACTATTGCTGAACTTGAAGAGGTTCTAGAGGGTAACGATGAACAGCTTAACGAAGGCTACAGTCATCTCAAGAAAACGAAGATTAAGAAACTCCTTGCTTTGTACCAGTCAATCAAAGAAGCATGTGGGTTACAGGTTCAAGTCGCAAAAGCAACTAGAGCGCCAAGAAAGCGTAAAGAGAAACCAGCTGGTAAGTTGGTCGAGAAAATGAAATTCATGAAGGAATTCCCTGAGTTCTCAATCAAATCTGTTCTTGCCACAAGTATTATCAACAGCAACGAACTGTGGGTTTATAATACAAAGTACAAGAAACTACAGGTGTATCGTGCCATGGATGATGCAGGTTTATCTGTCAAGGGTACTACTATCATTGGCTATGATCCATCAAACTCAGGTGGTAAAACCCTGCGTAAGCCAGAGTTGGTCAAAGACTACCAAGCAATGGGTAAGCGTCCATTGAACTCTGCGTATAAAGCATTGACTACCAAAGAAGCTGCTCTGAATGGTCGTGTGAACGAAGAATGTATCCTACTGAAAGTATTTTAATATGATTTTAATTGACTATTCACAAGTATCTCTAGCCAACATCCTCTCTTTCAAGAAGGAGTTGATGTCTGGGGATGAGAAGCAGACTACCGATTTGATTCGCCATGCGACTCTCTCAACAATAAAATCCTACAAGAAAAAGTATGGTAAAGATTACGGAGATGTAGTTATTTGTTGTGATGGTCGTAACTACTGGCGTCGTCAATACTTTGAACACTACAAGGCAAGTCGTAAGAAAGCACGAGATGCTTCTGAATTAGACTGGGGTTTGATTTTTGACACGCTGAGTAAGATTCGTGATGAGATTACTCAAAACTTTCCTTACAAAGTTATGCATCTGGAACAGTGCGAAGCTGATGACATCATTGCAGTTCTGACGCAACAGACTCAAGAGTTTGGGTTCAGTGAGAATGTTATGATTGTCTCAAGCGACAAAGACTTTAAACAACTTCACAAGTTTAACAATGTGAAACAGTACAGTCCACTGTTGCGTAAGATGATCACAGCCAAGAAATCTGAGATCCATGAGAACTACATTACTCATGTGGTTAAGGGTGATACAGGCGATGGCATTCCAAACATTCTTAGCAAGGATAATTGTTTTGTTGCTGGCGAACGACAAACTCCAGTGTCAGCTAAACGATTGGCTGAATTTATGGAGAAGGGTATTGATGCTTGTCGCAATGATGAGGAGAAACGCAATTGGCAACGCAATCAAATTCTAGTAAATTTTGATTACATTCCTGACGACATCAAGAAAGTCATCCTTGATACTTACCTAAGTATTAAACCAAAGGGCGATAAAATGGCGATAATGAATTATCTGATTGCCAACAGATGTCGATTACTATTAGACGAGATTGAGGAGTTTTAATATGGCACAGCCAATTACTAAAGTATTAGAGAAAATTAATGAAGATCCAAAAAATCTTCAACAGTATCGTAGTCAGGTGAACGCAATTCAGTTGATTATGGAATATGCATACATGAAGGAAAAGAAGTTTGAGTTGCCAGAGGGAGCACCTCCCTTCAAACCTGCAGCTGAACCACTCGGTATGACACCTATCAATCTGTATGCTGAGATGCGCAGGTTCTATGTGTTTTGCCGTAAAGACCTTAAACAACTACAACGAGAGCAGATGTTTGTAGGACTTTTGGAAGGCATCCATGCAGACGAGGTAGCCCTTATCCTCGCTGTAAAAGATCAGAAACTCAACAAACTCTATCCAAAACTCACCAAAAAGTGGGCTGAGGATAATGGTTTCATCCCAAAACCAGAGCCCAAAGTCGTCAAAAAAGACGCTGTAAAGGCGAAATAAGTCCTTTTTGACCCTCCTGTATCCCAAAATAACCCTACTTTTAGTAGGGTTTTTCATCATTTCGCTTTACTTTAATTCACAAATATGGTATAATTATTATATGGAATTGAGAAAAGGAACTAAAATGTTGAAAAATGCTAAGTTGGCTTCTGTTGGTGATGTGATTCGTGGCTATGATTTTAAACCTATGGTTGGTCGTAACGACTGCTACGCTGAAGGTACTGTTGAATCAATTAGCAACGAAATGGGTTACATGGCTTACAAAATTACTTGTACGACAGATGTGTTTGATGGTAAGAAACAACCAAAGGGTAAACATTCTCGTGTTGGTAAAATTGTGTTTGTTCCCTTCGAAGTAAGTTTCATGGAATATGATGGTCGTATTTTAAACTTGAGTAAGTAAGGAGTTATTATGGCTGCGATGAAAGAGTTGTGGGAAAATATCAATTACCTTCTTGACAAGTACAGAGGTCCAGTAAACTGGAAATCTTGTCAAGAAATCGCTGACGAACTGGGTTGTCCAGTTGACTGGGTAAATGAAATTGTTGAAGAAAGATGGAATGAAAGAGTTTATGGGAACAGTTGAGAAGGAAATCCTGTTAATCGCACAGGAAGAATGCGCAGAAGTTACGCAAGCGATCAGTAAAGTTTTTAGATTTGGATTTGGTTCAGTACATAATGGAGTAAACAACCGAGAGCATCTTGAAGAAGAGATCGGTGATCTAATGTGTATGATTGACTTGATGATTGATAATGGTATCGTCAGTGAGTCAGCTGTAATGGCAGCAAAGAATGAGAAGCTGAATAAGCTGTTGACATGGTCTAAGATTTTCAAGGAAGCTGTATGATCAAAGGGTTTATCAACAACGATTGGGATCGTGAGAATTTGAATTTTCTCTTGAATACCA